GTGATACAACATTATCTGTTTCAGATGGATCAACTGGTGCAACTCTTGCACATAGAATTATTGAATTTACAGGATCACTAACAGCAGGAAGAAATGTAACAATCCCTCTTGATGTACAAAATTTTTACATTTTAAAAAATGGAACTTCAGGATCTCAAACTGTAACATTTAAATATGCTTCAGGAACAGGAACAAGTGCAGCTGTTGCATCTGGTAAAACAATTATTGCTTATGCAAAAGCAGATGATGGTACAAATCCAAATATTACTGCAGTAGAATTTGGTGGTGACGTTGTTGATGATACATCACCTCAATTAGGTGGAGATTTAGATGTTAATGGAAATGATATTGTTTCTACATCAAACGCTGATATTGACATTATTCCTAACGGAACAGGTGATGTTAATCTTGGTGCAGACACAGTTCAAATAGGAGACAACAATGCTGACGCTACTCTTACAACTCAAGGAACTGGAGATTTAATATTAAACACAAATAATGGCACAAATGCAGGTACAGTAACGCTTGCAGATGGTGCAAATGGAGATATGACTTTAGCTCCAAATGGCACTGGTAGAGTAAAAATAACTAATGCTTCACCAGGAACAAGTTCAACACAAATAGCAACTACCGATGGAAAAAGTCTTGTCTTCTCCATGGTTTTCGGATATTAATACAAAAGGAGAATAAAAAATGGCAACACCGAATCTTGTAAATATAGCAACGATCACACCTAAGAATGCTATGGGTAGTTTATCTGATACAAATAGAACTACTATGATCGATGTCCCTGCAGAAACTGCAGTAAGAATTGATTCTATATTATTAGCAAACATTGATGGAACTAATGCTGTTGATGCAACAGTAGAAATTAGCAACGACAATGGTTCAACTTATTATAAAATCGCAAGTACAATTTCTGTGCCTGCAGATTCTACACTAGATTTAATTTCAAGACCTATCTACTTAGATGAAACAGATCTTATAGCTGTTACAGCTGGTGCTGCTAACGATTTAGCATTCCATGTTTCTTATGTAGAGATGGTAGACTAGGAGAATAAATGCCAAGAATAATTAAGCCAGTAGCAAAAGGAGATTTTACATCAGCAACACTTGCTGTTGATTCTCAAGGAAGAGTCATATCAGCTTCTTCAGGAGCTGGTGCCGCTAACATGAAAACTCTTTTATTTCGAACAGGTCCCGCTTCAGGAAACGTAACTTTAGATAACAACGCAAATAAAGTTCAAGCGTTTTTATTCGCTGGCGGCGGAGGCGGCGGCGGAGGCGGCGGCGGAAACCATGAAAGAGGTAAGCCTGGTGGTGATGGCGGTTTCGGTTATTTTACAGCTAACGCTACCGGAGGAGCTACACTCGCTTATTCACTTGGATCAGGTGGTAATGGAGGTACTGGAACAGGTGGATCAGGTCCAGCTGGTAATGCTGGTAATGCAACAACCTTTCACAATTTTACGACAAACGCTGGATCTGGAGGACCAGGTCACCCTTCTCCTAATGCTCCAGGAGCTAATGGAAATGCGCCGGGATCAACTGGTACTATTTCATCTGCTATTTTATTTACTAATATTAGAAGTGAGGGCGGTAATGCAGGTAATCCTCACAACCCAGGAAATACAGGCGGTTCAGGTGGAATCTGGGTGTTAAGTAACGAGGGATAATTTTATGGCATATTTAATTTTTAACAGTGATAATAATTTAGTTAAAATTGCTGCTAACGATTCAGATAGAGATTCACAAAATATAGTTTTATCTAATCATTCTGTGGTTAGTGTTTCAGATGCTGATTTTTTAAAAGTAAAAACAGGATCATCAGCTACTTATGATGGAACAAGTGTAACTATTGTAGAACAAGATGCCGTATTTAATAGTTTTTCAAATTTACAACTTCATTTTGATAATGTTATAAAATCAATTAAAGAATTTTCTAAAGAGAATGCAAGTAATTCACTTTACACCAATTTAAATAATTACAAAGAATATTTAGAAACCTTTGATTCTTCTTCTTTAAGTTTTCCACTAAATAAAACCTGGGAAAAATATTGTGATGAAAATTCTATAACTTTTTATCACCCTTTACAAATACCTTAAATTGATATAAAACATTGTTAGATGTTTTCGAAAGAAATAAAATTCATTGCGAATAAAGAATACGTAAATGTTTCAGAAGTATTACCACAACCTTCTAAATTAAACGTACCTCTTTGGTTTAAAGAATTAAATCATTCTATTAACGATAAAACCATAAAAGGATGCATGCCTTTTTTAGACACACTAACAGCAGGTTATATTATAAAAATGCCTGTTGATTATTACATAGGGCATAATCTTAAAGTAGAAAACGAGGATATACACAGAAGCACAGAAGGTTTTACAGCAATAAGTGAATCTGAAAATAGTTTAATAAAAAAAACAAATATTAATCAGAGACATGTTTTAGAATCTCACCCTACTAACCAGGTAGGAGAAAAATGTCCTTTTGTAAATAAAAATAAAAGCTTGCCTTTTCATAAATTATTAAATCCATGGATTATTAAAACACCTCCTGGTTATTCTTGTCTTTTTTTACCACCTATGAATAATAGTGACGACAGGTTTTCAATAATTCCTGGTATAGTTGATACAGACACTTATCCGTCTGAAATAAATTTTCCTATAATTATTAATGGAGATAAATATCCTGTGTTAGAAACTGTAATTAAAATGGGTACACCTATTGCTCAAGTATTTCCATTTAAAAGAGAATCATGGAAAATGGTTATTGAAGAAGAAAATTCTGAAAAAGAACAAAATAAAAGATTATTTGATTTAAGATCAACAATTATAAATGTATATAAAAATAAATGGTGGAGTAAAAAATCATGGAAGTAACATCTCCAAATTTATTAAATTATATAAAATTATATGATCAAATTTTGGATGATCATACGTTAAACGTTTTTTTAAGAATATGTAAAGAAGAACCTAATTTTAATGACGCAGGTCTTGCAAATCCAGGAAATGAACAAAATTTAATTAATAAAAATATTAGAGATGTCAAGGCTTGGAATTTAGTTAACATTGGTGAAAAAAGTAGAACTAAAATTTTTTGGGCTAATTACTTTTCTTTTAAATTTAATGAATGTATTCGTAGGTATTTTGATGATAATAATTTATGGTCAGAAAATAATGAATGGTCCATAACAGATATTCAAGTTTTAAAGTATGAAAAAAATGGTAAATATAAATTTCATACTGATCATGGACCTTTTATTTCAAGAACAATTAGTTGTATTTATTTTATAAATGATGACTATCAAGGAGGAGATCTTTGTTTTAAATTTCCAGGACAAGACGAAGAATTCGTAGTTGAAAAAAAAGCAAATAGAATGATTGTGTGGCCAAGTAATTTTTTGTACCCTCACGCAGTAAAACCAATAATAAAAGGAACAAGGTATTCAGTTGTATCATGGGCACTATAGAAGATTTTAAATATAAAAAAATAGAAAATTTTTTATCAAACGATGAAGTTGAATTGTTTAATTTATTTTGTGAAATGAAGCATCGTGTTAATCAACTTCATTTTGATGATGGAAGTACTTCAGATGTTTTATCAATTCCAAATACTAGGTTCTATAAAGAACCTTTAATGGATTCTTTATTGTTAAAGAAAAAATCTCACATGGAAAAAATTACTGGAAAAAAACTTTTACCAACATTTAGTTTTTGGAGAATGTACACAAGGTATTCTGATTTAAAAAAACATAAAGATCGACCTTCTTGTGAAATAAGTGCAACTGTTAATATAGGTAGTGATGGCACCGATTGGCCAATATACATTGAAGGAAATCCAGTAGATTTAAAGCCAGGAGACGCTGTTATATATTTAGGATGTGAGTTAGAACATTACAGAGAAGAATTTAAAGGAGATTGGTGTGCACAAGTTTTTATTCATTATGTTGATGCAAATGGTAAACATGCATCTTTAGAAAAAGATAATAGAGTATATTGGGGGGTACATAAAAATGAAGATAAAATTGTTCCAGAAAAAAAATGAATTTTAAACAAAAAAAAGACGGTTCTTGTGTTTTACATTTTAGTGACGAAGAGATAAAAATTATACACAATAAAAAAAGTATTCACTTTACTGCGGAAGCATTAAGACATTTTGGGAATGTGCTTATGAGAATGGTTATGGAATTTAATAATAATTTTGAAGATGATATTGCAAAATTATCTACTAATAACGATTCAGTAATTAAAGGAAAAAACGTAAATGACAATAAAAGTTGAAAATAATTTTTTAGACAATAAATTTTTTTGGAAAATTTGTAAAATGGTTACTGGTCCTAATTTTCCTTGGTATGTAGGACGTCAGCCTAATGACTTAATTCACAATTTAATTTATGAACCTGATTTAAAAAAAGAAAATAGTTTTTATGCACCTAAAATATTAGATCCCATAATACATAAATTAAACATAAAAAATATAACATCTTCTAAATTAACTCTTAATTTTTTAAGTTCTTCTATTAAAGAAATATCCTTTTCTCAAGAAGACATAGATATAAGTAATAAAAGTTTTAGAGGTTTTTTATGTATAAATACTAATAATTCAGAGATAAATATATCTGGAATAGATAAAATGCCTTTAATAGAAAATAGATTTTTTTCTTTTCCTAAAAATAATATTTATAGCATTTCTACTCATACAGATGCGAGATGTAGAATAGTTCTAGAATTAATTTATGATCTTTATAATTAACTCATGGTTGATGAATTATTAGATTTACCTATTCCTCATAAATTAAATCAAGCAATGATTAATTATTTGGGAACAAAAAAATGGTCTTTTGTTAGTGATGCAGAACAAAAATATCAACCTTCGTTTTACGACATAGTAACAAATCCTTTAATTAAAGATTCAGGGCAAGGAATTATTTCTTACAGAAAACAAGGTGATTTTGAGAATGATATTAGTTTAAATTTTTTTGCAGAATTTATATTTTTTTTAATACAAGAAAGATCAAAATTTAAAATTAAAAATGCATCACGATTTTATTGGAATTTGTATACAACACAATCGGTGTGCCGAGAACATATTGATGAAAGTAATATTGAAAAATGTGTATCTGCGGTATATAACTTTCATACAAATGATGGAGGAACACAAATAGAAGATAAATTTATTTCTTCTAAAGAAAGTCAAGCTGTGGTTTTTAGAAGTGAAAAAAAACATAAGGGAATTGCTGCAAAAACAAGTAATTTTAGATTGAGTCTTAACATAGTTATGGAACTCGAATAGAGATAATTCACACTTTCATTTTCGTTTATTTAATATATAATATTTAAAAGGATTTAATATGCTGCAAAAAATAGGCTTCCAACCAGGTATAAATAAACAAATTTCAGAAACTACAGCTGAAGGACAATGGGTAGACTGCGATAATGTTAGATTTA